GCTTGCAGGTGGGTTGCTAAAGGTGAACGTGGTGTTCTCTGTCAGTGTGTGACTGAAGCTGTTGCCGTTGTGGCAGTTCACTGTGGTAGCGTTGCTAGATGATGTGACTGCGGCATAAGTCTCATTGTAGCTGGCAGCTATAAGTTCGCCTGTGATAGCACCACCAGCCTTTGGAAGCGCAGCGTTGGCTGTTGTTGTTGTGGTAGTTAGAACAGCAGACGTAGCTAAAGAAACACCCCCCGCTGTAACGCCATCGTGAACCACGATAGTATTCTTATCTGTATCGACAGTCACTTCTTTAGCAGCACCAGTAAACGATGAGTGCTGTGATGTTGTACCGCCGCGTAGTCTAATAGAAGTAGCCATGTTTTAGTCCTTACACGATTGAGCCGCCATCAATGACGCCACCAGTTATATTTACGTTGTTAGCATTTTGAGATGCCATTGTTCCGCTATCAGTAATGTTTACTAATGTATGGGTGTGAGATAATGCAGCATAGTTCGCATTATGATTGTGAGCAGCTACTGCAAAGTCACCAGTAGCAGCGGTTGCTGCTGTCCCTAAGCCTAAGTTTGTTCTGGCTGATGCAGCGCTTTGCAAGTCTGATAAGTTGCTTGATTGGGATAAGAAACCAGAACCCGCAGTAACACCAGCTTCCCAAGCAGAACCATTGTAAATTTTTAGCGTAGTGCTTGATGTATTATAAAATAAATCACCAGTATCAAGGCTTGTAGAGGGTTCACTAGACCCTACACGATAGCGTTCAGCAAAATTATTTATTCCAGAAACATTAGATGCAACAGTAGAAACATTAGCACTAATTCCAGCAACCGCTGTAACATCGCTTGCTATTCCAGCAACACTTGTAACATTGGCAGAAATCCCAGCAACGCTAGTTACATTAGTGCTAATACCAGCAACCGTAGTAACATTACTTGAAATACCAGCAACAGTAGAAAGATGTGAGCTATTCATGCCAGCCACGGCAGTTACATCAGAGCTTATTCCAGCAACAGATGTAATATCATTTAGGCTGTTAAATACTGTAACAATAAAACCATCAGGAGAACCTGACGTACCGCTTGTTGCGTTAGTAATTGAGCCAAAATCGTACTCAGAACCAGCAACAAAACTTCCTGAAGTTAAGTCACTTGCGACAGTTGTAATGTTTGAATTAGCACCAGCAACAGTTGTGATATTTGCATTAGCTCCAGCAACGGTTGCCACGTTAGCAGATATTCCAGACACAGTAGTTACATCAGAAGCAATAGCAGACACCGCTGTAACATCAGCAGACACATCTCCCAACGCATCAATCTCTGTAGCCAAATCAGCTAGAGCATCCATGTCAGTAATGATTGCAGAAGTAGCTAAAATGTTTATATCAGAGATTACATCAGCAACACCAAGCAATCCGATTTCTGTAGTCTTGGCGGCTAATGCCTGTATGTTTGCACTATCATTAGCAACTGTTGTTACATTTGAGTTAATTCCACTAACCGTGGATACAGAAGAGCTAATCCCACTAACCGTAGTAATATCAGCGCTAATACCACTTACATTCGTAACAGCAGCATTGATACCAGCAACCGTACCAATGTCAGCACCATCGTTAGCCACTGTGGTGACATTGCTTGCTATCGCCGCAACAGCATTAATATTAGTAATGTTACTGTTCAACGTGGTGATAGCACTATCAGCTCTGTCACGGCTTTCCTCGGAGATGAGCCTGTTCTGCTTGTGGGCAAGATCAAGGTCAGCCTCAAAGAGCGTGGAGCCATCTGTAAAGTCTACTAAGGCACCTACAGGCGTGACTCTCTTTACGATTACTACAAGACCTGCAGCTGTCGTAGGTGTTATACTAATCTGAGTATCACTGATGAAAGTAGGCGTTACGCTAACACCATCTACGGTGACTACCACATGCGATTGGCTTATGTAGGTGAACGGGATTTGAAACGTGTTCGTCGATCCGTCAGCGACATAGTTTATAATGGAAGACATCCATATCTCCTGAATTAAAAGGGAGAGACCCCTCCGAAGAGGGGCCTGTAGGTGTTAATCTATTTGGCTTAAATCTAGTTCAGGACGATCAACATCCTTACCGCGTTTAGTGGCGCGTAAGAATTTATCGTAAGCTCTGCTTTGTTCCCTAATTACTGGAAATTCTTTTTGCAGAGTTCTAAAGGCTCTATCTCTAAACTTTTTCATTCTCTTGTTAAGCATAGCAACTCGGTGGCTTTCGTTAGGCGCTACATCTCCATAGTCCTGACCATCTTTGTTGTATTTATCCTTACCAATTTCTCTGGCAAGGGTTTGCTCTAGGGTTCGACTGCCTACTTTTATTGTCCCTATAAGTTGGTTCCACCTTTGAAATTGTTCACCCGTAAGCTCAACTCCACCAGTTTTCCGCCGTGCGCCTTCAAACCTAAATCCAAGCTTTCTAAACTCATTTGAAATTAATGCAGCGTCCGTATCAATTTCTTCGACACCTTTTGTTGTTATGTGAAATAACGGTCCAAAGTGTTCTGGAGTATTTTTAGCTTCACCAGTCAACCAATTGTATTGGAGTGGAAGTTTGCTTCTCTGTATGCCTGTACTCTTTCGAAGTTTGTCCATGTAAGAACTCACTTCACGAGTGTAGTCATCAGTCAAATTGCCTACTTGGTTTGTAAATCCTGAGTAAGGAATCAGAGATGCCATACGGTTTTTTAAAAATCCTTCAACTTCCCACGGGCTGTCTTTAGAGTTCAATAGGCCTACGACATCTGAAATACCTTGAAGGTAAGTTTTAGATACGATGTTGTTACCAGCTGCAGCTACGAACATAGCAACCATATCACTGGATGTTGTATCATCCATAGAACCAATCTGGATCATTTCTTTCATGTCCCCGACGATGCCAAAGGCTGTAGTCCACGGGTCCATTCGAGCGTAGCTGACCCAGTATGGCTTTTCTTTTGTGCCAAAGTTAAATGAATAAGGCTGCCAATTAGGGCTATCACGCCACAGTCTAGCTAGTTTAGGGTCGGTAGGACCCCCACCAGTAATCTTATCATCCCAAGCTGCCAGTGATAGAGTTGTATAAATTGCAGTCCCTACAGCAAACTTACCTTTAGCCTGTGCAACCCTAGTAGGGTCACCAGAAGTTAGGTCTGCCACATATTGCTTACGCAATAGGTTAAGTCCCGGTGTGCGGTCCCAAGCTTGTCCCATAATATTCATAGGTGTCTGAATGAATGGAAATACCTGACGAAGCCCCGGATGTTTGTTAGCCAGCTTTTGAATGTCGTATGCAATCATTGAGTTTTCTTTAGTCAGCTTTGTAGTAAAAGTAGCTTCACGCGCTTCGTTTAGAGCCATCTCAGCGTACTTGTTACCAGTTTTGGAGCTACCAACTCTTTGAGCTATAAAGCTTGCCTTAACTTCTGCACTATCTTCAACCTTGCCTAGTAGTACGGCTTCTTGCCACTTCTCTTCTGCGTTTATTTTAGAGTTAAAAGCTCCATCAAAATTACCTTGAATCCACTCTTCTCTGCTATTGTACCCAGCTTTTAAGAAATCATCTGATGACATATAGGCTGCATCAGTTGATAACCGAGCTTGAAGTGATGCTCGATATGATAGCTGCTTAAAGAACTCATCCTCTGCACCCAGCATTCGAGAAGGGATTGTAAGGGCTTTACCCAATACATCTACAGCTGTCCCACCACCGATGTATTCAGATGAAATCGCACGGGAAGTGGTCTGTGTGGCATTCTCAACCTTTACACTGTCATCTAGGATTGGGCGCATGTTGTAGCCAGATTTAGCTGCCAACTGGATTGAGTCTTTGAAGTAGTATGCCATATATTTGTATGTACGGAGTGCTGCTTTTACTTCTTTAACGTCACCATTTAGGGCGGCACCTAATGCTCTCTCAGCTGGCCTAGCTAACACGTTAATAGTGTTAGAGGTCACGTTGAGTGCGTGGGTTGTAGGTCCAGATAAGATGGAGTTAATCCAAAATTCATTAAGAACTCTAAGACCTTTACGCTCCATGACCTTAGTAACAGTTCTAGCCATTATCTTCTCATCAGTTACCTTGGCAAGTTCTTCAGCAAGTCTGCGAACACGCTTTGATCCACCAAAAGCTGATAGAGTATCTAAAGCACCACTTTCTAAGCCATCCTTAGTCACAATCCGTCCAGCTGCTGTTGCACGAGCTGCGGCTGTTTGAAGGCCTTTCACGTTTGCCATAAGTTCCATCTGCGTCTGCATCAGGTCTACAAGACGGGCTTCCATGTTATCACTAATAGAACCATCAAGTTCAGCCTTTTGTATACGCTTTGCAAATGTGTTGATTTCCCTAGAAACTGATTGGATTGCAATTTTACCAGCAACAATCCTAGCTGCTGTATCGCGTCCAATTGTTTCTGCCACGTTCAGGTCTCGGATCAACTTGTTGACGTTAGTCCCTGTACTTCCCGCTAGAAACTGTAGTGACTTACGGACTACTGTGTCCTGCCCTTCTGTCTTATCTAGGCCCATCCTAGCGAAGCCCTTAGAGGTAGCCAGTACGTCTTGCAGGCTGTCGATTATTTTAGCACCACTAACCGTGCCATCGAAACGACCAAGGTTAAAGAAACCACCTTCATCAATATTTCGTAATTCAAAGTCGCCCATTTCTGCGGCGTTATCGAGAGCGTCTAAAAGCTTTTGCTTATCTACTACCTCAACTTTAGGCTTAACTTTAATTACTGTGGCTGCACTTTGATCTGCTAGAGCTAAAGCCTCTGGTGTAGGGGCTACTGGTTGATCCACTTCAATTGTAGTTTGTGGCTCTGGGTCAAGAACAGGACGGGGAGGTGTCCCTATTTCAGGAGCATCTGAACGAGCTGGTACTACGTTTAGTCCTTCTAAGTCCTGCGCATTAGGCTCTTTACCCATTCTAGCGTCGAAGTCCTGTGCTAATCTAACCTGCTCATCAGTTACTGTGGGTGGGTCCACACGGTCAGGCGCAGCCGTACTAGCTTCTGGCTCTGGGGACCTTACAGGCGCTGGGCCTTCAGGGTCAAACTCAGGTGCATCTGGTGCGTTTGGTGTTTCACGAGGTGTTGCAACTTCTGGGGGTGCTTCCTTAATCTGTACAAGCTTCTCATCTTCCATTCTGAAGACTGCCCCGTCTGGGGCCTCGAATGTACCATCAGGGTTAGCCTTCATACCTTCAGGCTCAATGTCAGATTTTAGCTGCTCATCCATATCGATGTGAGCATCATCTAACTTCGCCGCTGTATCGTCTGTCACAGCGCCGAGAGTTTTAATCTCCTCGTTAGCTTTGCGTCCGTAGCCTGCAAACTTAGCAGCCCCACCAATTAGCCTGAGAACGCTTTCAGCTCCCAAACCTAAGAGACCACCTTCTAGTGCGTTCTTAGCCCTGTTAGTCCACTCAGGATCGTCAGGGTCAATCTTCAGTAGCTCAGTTAATGGGTTAGAAAGATGTGGGTATTCCTCCTCAATAAAGGTGGAAAGGTTACCTTCAAACGCATCAAACATTGTAGCATCTACAACACCACCCTTGAGCATAGAGCCAACAAATGTACGACCCCCGCCAAGAGCAAAGAATCCTGTCATGAACTGCGTGATACCCTCGGTAGCTGCACCTAACATGCTGTCAGATTTAGCCAGTGTTTCAGTAAGATCAGGACCGCCAGCATCTGCAATGTTCTGAAGAGCAGTGTCTACGTTAAGGTCAGGACGATCAGCTACCTCAGAAATATCGATACCCATGTCTTCATAGTTTCGACGTTGCTCAAGCCATGCCATGTCCTTCTCTTTTTGGGTGAAGGGCGCACCACGGGCTTCAGCTTTCTTATCCATGAAGCTGTTAAAATTTGTATCAAACTCTTCAGGCGTTACAGAGTTTACGCCATTTACTGTCTCTCTAAGTTCTGCGCCTGCGTTCATAGCTCCGCGTACTACGCTAGTTGCTACATCCGTCACATTATCCATTAGGCCACCAAAGAAACTCTGTTCTTCTGGTGGTTGTACCTGTGGGGCTGGGGGTTGTTGTGGTTGTCTATCGATACCTAAAGCATCGTAGTAGGCTTCTTCACCGTGCTTATTCTTAAAATCTGAAGCGGATAGAAGTCCCATTCTTAGTTGGTTAATATCTTGTTCCATCTATCTCTTCCTAGTTGTCA